GCCACCACCTGTGTTAGTCGTGCTAATGCCGGTAGTGCTGCTGTTATTCGTTACGCCGGTAGTTGATGTGTTGGTGTTGTAGTTAGCTGAAGTACCCGCCGTAGGAGAATAAAAAGTAGCACCAGCCGCTCCTACCGCGGTTCTTGTGAAGATAACATTAGTGTGGCTATGACTAGGATCGTTAACTGAGTGATTATGGCTAGGATCTGATACTCCGTGTTTATGCGCCGGGATGTCTGCTGCCTGCAGCGTATAAGATCCGACTGTACCTGTAGCTGTAGATACACTCACACTACCCGAAGGAGTCTGAGAAGCGAAAGCCGTAGTAAATGCTACAGAGCCACCCGTGCCTCCACCAACACCACTGACAATACGAAACGCGTAGTTGTTGTACGTAGTTACCTGCGTCCAACCCGTAGGAGCCGCAGCATTGAAGAAGTTAGTAACCGCACCAGATGGCACGGACGTAGTCGCCGCAGTAGCCTGAGTCGAAGAATCAGGAAACTTAAATCCAACAGCAGTAGCTTGAATTGTACTAGCTGCCGTAAGTGTACCCGGCAAGGATACGTTTCCGCTTGCATCTGCATAGACAGACTTACCCGCTGGGTAGTCGCACCATACGTTCTGAGTGCCCGTACTAAAGTTTACTAGTGCCCCGCCAGCAGATGAGGCCAAGACCGTCGTACGAGTAAGCGTATTACCTGCACTTGTATAAGTACCAAGACCAACTTCCCAGTTAGTTCCTGTCTGATCCGCTATAACATAATAGGTAGTATTTGCGTTGCCTACAGCCGCAGAAAAAGTCTGGTACCCGCTTGGCGAACCAAGCAGGGTTACCGTTCCTGTACCGGGACTAGTACAAGTTTCTTGGACTCTGTCTTTTAGGACTAGGGCCACTTATACCACCTTACGAAGTAGCGGTCGTGCTGTACGTAACAGTTACCGTATCACCAGCAGTCACAGCTTTAGAAGAACCAAACAAGACTTCGCTGTAGAGCGTACCCGTGGTAGTGCTGATCGTGGTAACTGCACCGGTCCCCGTAACAAGGAAGCACCCATAGACAGTACCGCCCGCACCGGTGATGGTGTAGGTGATACCAGCCGCAGCCGAAGTAGTTACGTTGGAAGGAGTCGTACCAGAAGAAGTAGAAACAGCGAACACCGCGGTGCCACGAACCGCTGAACCACCAACCGTGTAGTTGGCAAACTCAGTCCAGCCTTTAGAGGTCATGGTGTCAGCAGCGGATGCAGTAAACGTAGTAGAGCAAAGTCCGAGGAACGGGCCAACTACAGAATAAGAAGCGCCTTTAAGGAAAGTGTCGAGCATCAGCTGTTTACCGACGGCAACAACTAGATTCGGTGCGGTTTCTTCCCACTTGAGCTTACCGCTTTCATCGCGGCACTCTATATGGTAGAACCCTTCGACACCAAGTGAATCATGACCCATAGCGTTAGCCTGCATCGAGGCTACAGCGTGGTCGCCAAATCCTGCAATTTCGTTTGACATATAGACCTCGTTAAGCAAACCGGATGATCGCGTTGCTCGCGTCATCTGTTGGGAAAGTTATAGTAAAAGTGTTACTAGCCGTTTTATCAGAACCAAAATCAAGCACCGCCACCGCAGCGCCTGTAGTGCTGTTGTAGATCAACGCACCGCGACATACAAAAGAAGCCGGGCTCCAAATCACATTCTGAAACGAAACATAGGCAGCATTAGCCGTACTGTTAGACGTTACAGGGATGATCGAAAGAACTTTACCTCCCGCAGTATACCCCGTACCCACCACTTCATTCACGCTGGTATAAGTAAGCGTGGTGTTGCTTAGATTGGCGTTAGCATTGTAAAGCGCAATCTTGTAGGAGTACGGAGAAGTAGCAGTAAAGTTCTCCAAACCGCTTAAGCAGTTCTGCTTGAAGATTGTAGTCTGCCCTTGGGAAATCATGGGTTAGGCTGATTGATGCGGGCCTGCCCGTCTCTGTACGCGTCGCCGCGTTCGAGGCCGGTGCCGAGGCGGTTAAGCATACCAAGTGCTTCTTGGAACTTCTGCTCGTAATACGAGACAAGGTCTTGCTCCTGCTTCATGAACAGCATAGCTTCACGCATTGCCCCATAAAAGAGTACCGGATCAAAGTTATTACCGAGCCAACTAGTACCAGTAGCATTAGAGATAGCACTAACAGTGACAGTAAATCCAGAACCTGTGGGACCCAACGACGAACACGAAAGGATGTCCCCGACCACATAGAAGTTGCCTCCAAAGGTAATGTTGCAGGAGGTGATAACCTGACCCACAATTACAATGTCTGCCGTAGCATTAGCACCGGAACCACCCGTAAGGAGGACGTTCTGATACACACCGTTGGTGTACAAGCTACCGGGAGTTAAAGTTGAAATTGTAGTAATCTGGCCCTGCACGATAGTCGGCGGGTAATAGAAGTAATGCAGTTCAGTGCTGTACGTCTTGTCGGGCGTAGGTCCGACGATCAAGATCATGTTGTTAATGCTCCCAATTTGGGAGCCGAACAGAGCATAGTGCGCTGGAGTGCCGGTTACATTAGAAACAGGATAAGCCTCACGGATGAAGTTAACATCCTTATTGAGCAGGTACGTATAGTTTCCAAGCGTGTCAATGACCGCCATCGAGTACGTAGCTAGATAATCAGCAGGTAACGATACGTATTGATTGTTGATCGTCAACGCCCCAGTCACATTCTTACGAAGTGAAGGGAGCTGCACCGAATTGTAGATGCGCGTTTCCGCTTCCTGTACGAACACAGGAATGCTAGCCAAAAACAACTGCTCGTTGGTTTCAGCGTACGATTGGATATTATTGTAGAGCTGCTCGTAATTCAAGGTTTAACCCATCTTGTCAGAGCACTTGTCGCCACGTTCAGCAGCGCCGGTACCACGAATCTTGATAGACTGCTTCTTAGCTTTTTCTTCAGGTCCAATATTACCGATAGACACAGTCATAGCTAGCGTACGGCGGTTCACCTGCTGAGCAGAGCGAGAGTTAGGATAGACTTTATCTCGACCAACGGCGCGTTCAGCATCTGCAACAGAAGTGCCAAGCTTAGCGTATGAATCAGCAGGCTTGTTATCTTTGGCGTTGCCGAGCTTGATCTTAGGGCTGTCCTTTGTATCCAAAGGCGCAAAGTGTTGCTTAGCCATTATTTGCTCCCAGCTTTCTGATTGTTGGCACGAGCCAGATTGATGCCCATCTTCTTCATATTGAAATTAAGGTTGCTCGTGTATTTCTTCGGGCCGGTGTCTACGACGTGCGGACCATCAGTCGGATAAACATTAACCTTGGTCTTCCCACGTTTAATAACTCTACCGTCGCCCGCTTTTACATATGCCATGATATACTCCTACGTAGTTTGGATTGTAACAGATCCTACTTGTCCTATAGCAATCAAGTAGTTTGGTGTCAAGAGGGTATCGAACTGGCTAGCGCCACCAACGGGTGCCCAGCCCCACTGGATAACGCGGCTACCGCCAGACGGATAACCCAAATTATCTGGACCAGAACCGTAGTAGCTTATGTCGGGCCTAGGTTCACGCACCGCTTGTGGGTCGTTGACTGGGTACATACCCAGTTGAAGCTGAGGTTGGTCAGGGTCCCAGCACTCTTGGCAAACTTTTATGGATACTTCTTTAGTCTTAATAACAAGCTTACGCAAGTCTTTCAACATATATCGTTGCCCACACCGATCACACTCCGCAATCGAATGTTTGCCTGATGCGTATTTACTTGGCATCGTTACCTAGCGTAGTAAAGATTTCTTGGGACAAATCTGATCGAGGCTTTCTCTCGATCTTCATCCGCTGCTAACTGGAACTGTTCTGCATAGTCTGCTTTAAGGCCCATGATCCTATCGGCGGGTACCCCTTGTAACTTCACGCTCAGCATATACGCGGGGCCAGCCACGGAAGCATTGACCATACGGAACGGAACGTCTGCAATGTTAACACCATTACCAGCATCTTGGATTCGGCGCATCCGGTAGTAAACCAGCGTGTAGCTGCTCCCCGTTGGAGGGCACGGCCAAATCATGATGTTAGGCAGGTAGTTAATATAAATAGGTGTGGTAATCAAATGCGAGGTAGCGGTAGTTCCGTTTTGTCCTCGCCAGCAATTCTGTAATTGATTACCGACAATGTTGGTATAAGCGATGATCTCCTGATCCAGCTGGATGAACCCAGTAGAGCGGAGGCCAGACGCGTTAACCAAACTAATCGTAGTATCTGTGGAAGACACCGCACTAGCAAGCACAAGGTTTGACAAATCAGAGTTGCCAGATTGGCGGTCCACCCACATCTGAATCGGACGCCCTGTGGTCAGCTTATTCGGGATAGTCGAGTAAGTAGATTCAGATATCCGAGACAGGTTGATGTCCTGCTGATTTGTCGAGCTTGCGTTACTAGTGCGTGTCACCGCATCAAGAATGTCGATTGTATCAACCGGCATGGCGTAAATCCCCTGATAAGGCACCAGAGGGACCGTGATCTGCTCGATTGTCCAAAGGTTAATTCCTTTGTTAGCCCACTCAATCGTCATCAGATTGATAGAGCGTCGAGCAGTCCGGAAGTCATACCCCGAACGCAACTGGGTGCCCGCCCGTTCAAAAGCTTCTTCAACAAGCTCCGTGAGGTTGAGATTAAACCCAGAAGTACCCGAAGTATATTGCGTCATGGTTTTATCCGATTTTCCAGCTAGTTCCGTCAGAGAATACCGGAACCTTGTTAGAACCGCCACTCGCTACCGCTGCGTTGAACGTAGCAGAGTTAGCATCCGTAACAAAGGCTCGGGCTCCTGCACCTACCGCGGCTGCGCTCGGAAGCGATGCTACCGTGCCAGACTTAGTTGCGACGATATCCGTATAGGTCGTACCGTTGAGGCAAGCTGCAGTCAGCGTAGAAGTCACCCGAGCGAAGATGGTGTCAGTCGTAGAGTATCCAGTACCCGCGAAAGAAACCTTAGCCGGAGTAGACCCGTCCGTGTCGTAGCACGCTGAGTTCTGCAGAGTAACAAT